GATTCATTAGAACTAAAGTTTCCTAATTTATCTACTGCTTTAATTAAGTACGATCCTGTTCTTGCTGGAGCTGTTACTGAGGTAGCTGGTCTTGCAATCTTATTAACTAAAGCAACTGAGTTTTGCCATTCTGCACCACTTGTTAATGTTGAATAACGGATTTGATAATAAGCTAAATCCAAATCTGCTACTGCCGACCAAGATAAATGAGCATCACTATTAATTACATTACAAGCAAAATCTTCAACATCTGCTGGTGGTAGAATTGCACCTACAATAGTTCTTTGTGCAGTTACATACGTTGAAGACACTCCTAAAGCATTAACAGCTTTTACTCTTACATCATAAGTTTCTTGATCTATCACATTCAATACCCTTTGATTTAATCCAGTACCTTGTGCGTGTATTTGATAATTAGATTCAGAAGATTTTTTATATTCAACTTGATAATAATCTACAAAGTTATCAGGTGAAGCACCTATTGTAATATCTAAAGCAACAATAACTGTTCCGTCATTATATGCAATTAATTGATCATCTAAAGTAACTGATGAAGGCGGTTGAACAACATTAGGATTAGGTAAGGTAGTATCAGCGATTGTTGGTGCTTGTGCTTTAGAAGTCCATGTATAGAAATTATCTTGGTGTTCCATGAGTTCTAAATTAACTGTTAAATCAGCATTAATTTCAATACCCATAACTCTAAATGGTTTGGCAGAAAAACCAGCAGTAGAATATGTTACATTAATAATGTCGCCAACTACTACATCTAAAAATTCAGAAGTTACTCTTACTTGAATAGCTAAAGCATTTCTTGATCTGCGTAAAATAATTTCGCATAAATCTTCACATTGATAAGGGTTAGTAATGCAAGGAAAACTAAAATTACCCTCAAGTAAAGTTCCATTATCTTCTGCTAACATAGTTGCGTGTTTATCAGCAGTAGGTAAAGATGAATCATCTGCTGGTGGGAAACTTATTGTATCTTCTTGCCAATTTTTATCAGGATTGGGAAATGTTCCAATTACACGATTAAATTTATTATTCTTTGATTCTCCTATAACTTTTATTCCGCCAATAACATTATCAGAAGTAATTGTATAAGTTGCTGTTCCTATGCTTTCAATTTTAAGAATATATGATCCTTGAGTATAACTAAATAAAGCCCTCATAGGATTTAAAAGTTTTTTTACGTTATCAATAATTTTTTGTGATGAATCCAAAACAGCATTAGTGGTAAATAAATCAATATCTGATCCACCTGAATAAGGTGTTACTTGAGTTTCACACTCATCAGCAGAATCTTGAAATGATTGAAAGTTTGTTTCAAATGCAGAATTAGGAAGTCCTTTACCATATCTACTATTTCTTAAATAATCTAATAATACTAAAGCTGAATTATTTGAATAAGCAGTTGTTGTTGTTCTAGGATCATAAATTTTTCTACCTTTTAATGTAACTCTAATTTGTGGAATTGAACCAAATATATCTTGATTCCATTTAAACCTTAAAGCTAGATAAGCAACTCCTCTTAATCTATGATTTGTACCCCAATTAGCTGATGTAGATAATATGCTTGAACTAACTTGATCATCTAATCCTAAAAATGCTTGTACTTGAATATGTGATGTAGAAGATTTGTAAAAATTAGCATCACTACTTCCTACTTCAACTACAGTTCCATGAGTTAATGCACTAGCCCAAGTAACTAATTTATCATCTACATAAATTTCATCTATAGACTCAATTTCACCTTCGCAAAGAACACCAGCTATATAAAGATACTGATTATCTGTTCCTGATGTTTCTACAAATACTCTAGTGATACCTACTTGTCTTCTTCCATATACAATGGGTATTTGTGCATTGTTAGATGATTTGTTTAATAAAACTCCTTGTGCTTGTTCTGATTCAGGAATATCAAAATCAGGAATTTTTGGCATTGGAATTAGCCAAGATATTGCTTTGCTAACTATGTTAGTTACTAAATTTACTGCACTCTTAACAATTTTTTTAACTGATTTAAAAGGATTCCAACCCATTATACTCTACCCCATTTAATATCTAATACACTTTGAGAAGCATAATCAAAACCAACATCACCACTAAAGTATAATTGTTGAGAAGCTGTATTTGTTCTTCTTCCTTGTATTCTTTCAAAATCTGACCAATGTGAAGCTATATTAATTGTGATAGTAGAACTTGTTTCGTCTTCATCTAAGTTAAAAGATTCTATTCTACCTTTAAATAAAAGAAATGGATCGGCAATTAATTGTTGAGAACTGTTTAAAAATCCTTTGTAGATTTCTGCTTCTTTTTCCATGTAATCATTATTAAATACAAGAGAAATAATAGTTTGATCAGCACCACTAAAAGCAACAGAAATAGAATCAACAGAAACCTCAGAAGATTCTGAAATATCTGACAAGCCCAAAAATAAACTGGAAGCAGTATATGTATTAGAATCATAGGTTATGTCTTTATAATGATCAGTAAATCTTAATCCAGTAGAAATATTAAAATAAATTAAAATTACAGGATTGAGTTTATCTGTAGCAAGTTCATTCTTGACTGCTGTCGTTAAACTTCTTGCCATTATAATACCTCTACTACATCAATCTCGTAATTAAAATATTCTTGAGTTCCAATATTAAATTCTTGAATATCGTTGGTCAGGGAAACTGTGAAATCTACATTGTCATAAATAAGAACATTATTATCAGCTACATTTGCTCGCAAAGGTGGTTCAAAAGTAAGTGTTCCCTCTCCTGATCCATCAGCATCTAAATCTGCAACCGCCATGTACACTTTGTCTTGTCCAGAATATCTGAAATAATCTCCAGCTTTTAATATTCCATTCGTTGATGTTGTCATACCATCTATAGAAGCTGTTGTCGTTCCAGCAGTCAAAGCACCATTTACAGATATAGTTCCTGTTGCTACACCCAAAGCATTTTTAACTGTTGGTGGAACAACGGTAAAATTTTCTAATTGTGATCTTTGCTTCATTACAAATGCTTGAATAGGTGCAAACTCTGCTCTAGTCATATTAGGAAATTGTAATGTGATAGCAAATCTTTGACCATCAATTTGTCTAGCTTGTTTTCTTCCTGATGTAGTTACAGATACAATGGTATTTTGTTGTGATCTTATTACTGCGTTTCTAGGTGCTGGTGATGTAGGAAATTGTCCACTCATATTATACTAATGCTGGTTTGCCTTTTTGGTTTAAAGCTGAATTAATTATATTAGTGATTGTTGCTCTATTATCAATCAATAATTCTTGAACACCTCTAACATCTGTTGCGTTAATATTAAATGTAATATTAGCACCACCCATAGTTTTTAAATTCTCATTAGATATAATTTGTCCGTCAGTAGAAGGAATAAATAATTCTCGTCCTCTCTCGCCAATCATATAGGCATTAGTAGCTGATGTTTGACCACCATTTGCTCTATATCCTTGTACTCTACCACCCTCTGCTTTACCTGATACTCTACCACCTTCTGCAAAACCACCCATAAACATCATCAAAGCTTTTATTGCTAATTGTTTGGTTAATTCTCTTGTTTGGCTTTTCATGGTATTTAATTTTTGTTTTTCTAAATCAATTTCTTTTTTAATCTCAATTCCAAATAGTTTTTCTAAAGCATATAAAAATATTTTTTGTAATACAAAACTAATTAAAGCAGATAAAGCATTGACAATAGCATTTTGAACAAATTGTTTGAAAGCATTACCCAAGTCTTTGCCTAAAATAATTGCTTCTGCTAATGATTTTGAAATAGCATCTATAGAAGCATAAACTCCTTTTGCTAAAGTTTCTCCTATATTTAACCATGCTTCATTTAATTTTGTCATTTGATCTTCGTTAATTTTTCTAACAGTATCTTCAAATTGTTTAATAGCAGAATTGGCTTCTATGATTGTTTTAACATCTATTGCACCACCTTCTTCATCAGTAGGAAAACCTAATCCAAATGGTTTAGGTTGAGGTGTCATTAATTTACCTATTCCTTTTTCTCCTGTTGTAGTTTCATAACCTACTGTTGGAATTTCATTATTAAGTGCTTCCCAAGCTTCTCTTAAATCATTAACTTCATCTTTTTGTTTGCCTAATTCACTTGTTACTAAAGCAATACCACCAGCAATTAATGTAGCTGTTGCAATTAGTGGGTTAAGCATCATAACTGATGTTAGTGTTCTTACTACTGGAATTAATGATTTTATTGCCGATAATAAAGTACCTAAAAATATAATTATTTTTGTTCCTACAATAGCAATAAGAATATTTTTAAACATTTCAAAATTTTCAGCAACATACTTAACTGCATTTGATAAAGTTATAATTGCTCTTGATAAACCTTGTCCCACACTTAAACCAAAGTTTTTTATGACAGCATCATTTTCTTCTGTAAATTTTTTTAAATCTCCTAATTGACTTTTAAGTTCTCCAAAGAATCCAGCACTTACGGAAACTTGAAATGTAAAAAAGGCATCTTTTAAGTTTGATAATGTACCTGATAATGTTTGTGCAAGTTCTTCAATTAAATCTCCAAACTCTCCACCAGTTCCAAATGCTTTTCTTAATCTTTTTATTGTTTGATCAATAGAGTATCTTGTACCAACTTGGAATCCTGCCATAGCAGTAACAGCTCTATCTCTAAATAAATCAGAAGCACTAATACCACCACTAAATGCTTTTTGAATTTGTTGAGATGCTAAAGCAAAATCTCCACCTAATTGAACAGCAGTATTACCAGTTATTTTTAATAATTCTTCAAATGTAACACCAGCTTTTTCTGCTGTTTTTCTTACAGTAGCTAGTGCAACTACACCTTGTTGAATATTAGATAATTCAAATGGAGTTTTAGTAGCAAAATCAGTAACTACTTTTAATGCGTCTTTACCAGCTTTTGCAGAACCAAATAATGCTTTTAATTGTACCCCAAGATTTTCAATTTGAATACCAGCATTAACGAAACCTTTAACAACAGCACCAGCACCAATACCCAATAAAGCATTTCTAACATTAAAAATAGATGATTTAACTTTATCTAATCTACTTTGAAAACTGCTAAATGCTCTACGAGTATTATCTACTGCGTCTAGGCGAATTTGGAGTCGTTCTTGTGCCACTATGTAACTTTTCCTTTTCTGCCTTCACTTTAAAGTAAGCTATCCAGTAAAAGAATTCTTCTTCTGTCATAGCCAAAATTTCTACCATACTTTTTTTCAATCTTTCGCCGAGAGTAAGTATAGCAAATAACTCTTGGTCGTATCTTACTTTTTTTCTGCGTCCTCTAATGGGATAGTATTTAACATTTCTGTTGCTACTCTCGCAATAACTTCAGGATCAGCATTATTGAGTAAAGTTTGTTTGTCGTCCAATTTAAAGATTTTATTACCATCTTTATCTCTTGATTTTAGCATGATTGCATCTACCAAAACTCCTAGATCATCTGTTCTAGCACCTTTAAATAGGTTTCTTTTTTCTGCCAAAGTAAATGGACTACAATAAATCACTAGAGGTTGTCCTTCCTCGCCCCACTCGGCAACTTCAATCTTCTTAACCCCTTGTGATTCAAAATGTTCTTTAACTCTATCTATTACACTCATGTTCTACCTTCTCCTTATAAATTAAACTGTGCTTTCAGTTAATGCACCAGTTCCTTGATACGAAATTTCCATTTCAACCATTCCATCAAAAGATGAATTGATTGTTCTTCCTGTAACGATTGCACTACCTGTGTAGTAAGTATCGCCACTTGAAGCACCTTCAGGATATACGTTCAAAGTTATTTCTGCACCAGCTACCAAACTTGGTTGTGCTGTATCAGTTTCGTCAAAAAATACAGAAGCAGTTCCTGTGAAAGTTTTAAGTCCTACTTTGTATGTTCTGCTTGTGTCGCCCATTGAAGTATCTTCAATAGTTTCAGAAGTTGTTTCTAGTGAGAATGATCTTAATTCGCCTAATGTATCACTCCCAATTTTGATAGTACCTTCTGAGCCTGTGTGTGTTGCCATTTGGTTTCTCCGTTGTTAGTTGTTAAGGTGTTCCAGCAGTATATTGATACATAACTCGCACAACTACCCTGATACCACCGATAGGAAACAAAGTACCTTCATCTGTAGAAACTTCTACAATTTCAGTTCTCTTTGCATACCCACCTCTGCTTCTATCAGATTCTAGTGCAGTTTCAATGGTAGAGATAAGTTCATTACGTTTAGTATCAATATTTGTTCCGCCTTTTACAAATCCTACTATAATAAAATCAGCACTTGCTTGTCTTGTTACAGTAGTAGATGTCATTGTTTCGTCAGTTCTTAATTCATTACCTGATTGAACAAAGATTGCTGGGTATTGTTGTTCAGATAATTCATCTACAGAAAAAGGTTCTCTAGTAATTTTTTTTAATTCAATAGGTGATGTTACTGCATCTAATACAGTTATAATATTGTTAGCTATATTCTCTCTTTTGCTCATATCAGTTTATTAACTTTTTTAAATTCTTTTGCAAAGAAGTTTATTAGAGTCTTTGTTTCTCTATCGCCAATAGCAAAAAATGTTCTTTTCTTTTGATTGCCTACTGCTTTCATAGCTTGGAATTTATTAGCAAAGAATATGATAGCTTGTGTAGGACTAGTCTTCTGTGTCATGTTAGATAACATTTGTCCTGAGAAGTTTAAATCAGGAAAATTAACTTGTCTTCCTCTTTCCCTTCTGTATGTTTTATATTCTGAAGTATATCCATCAAAACTTTTACCGTTTGCATCTTCACCTTTTTGAGTTCTTTGTTTAATCAAACCCATAAGAAATTCAGCAGTTCTTCCTAATACTTTTTGGACTTGTCTAGGTTGTTCTCTGAGTTGTTGATTTAATTTTCTTTGAAGTCTTTTATCATCAACTTTAGGAGTTATCTTCATCTAACCAATCGTAATCTGTGATATGCTTCTTTTTCTGAATTAGTTACTGTGCCTGAACTATCATCATCATATTCAACACCATCTCTTAATACATCAGTAAATTCTTTTTCATATAAAACTCTATAATGATTCATCATCATTTGGAATCTATCTAAGTTATCTGAACTATTAAATTTAGTTAATATAGGACAAGCATAATCAGCTATCACTTTATAGACTGAACATCTTTTCCATTGTGCATCTGTTAATTTTGTGCCGTCCATTTCTATAGAATCCAGTACAGAAATATCTTCTTGTATATTTCTTTGATAAACTGGAAACCATTTAATTCTTAAATCTCTTTCAATATCAAGTCTTGCTTGTGCGTGATAATCTTTTGGTGTTGTGAAGTTTGCGATACCAAATTCTAAAATATCAGGTTGGTAAAATTGTAAATCTGTATCAGTAGAAAAATTAGCCATGTTAAATCCTTTTAGTAGGTGGGGATTTTACTCCCCACCATTATTAGCATTAATTAAAATGCAGAGTCTACAGTTACAGCAACTCCGTAGTCAGATTTAACTACACCTGATCCGTAAGTTACAGTAGCAACGATTTCAGTACCTCTTAGAGAAGCATCTCTTTGAGTTTCAATTTTGAAATCAGCTTTCATAGCTAGACCTAATGAAATTGGGTGGAATACCGCACCGATAGAATCATCATATTGGTCAATGCTAATGTTAGCATTTTCAAAAACATCAATACCAGCAATTCTGCCAACATATCCGTTTCTTAATGCTTCATTTCCAATGTCAGAAATTGAACTAGCTGAAGTGTTGTATCCAGCGTTGGTTAAAGTTTTCTTCAAATTGAAAACAGCTTTAGGATTGAATACACCATAGTAAGGTGCTGGTACATTCAATGCTCTTAAAGTTGCTTGTGCTTTGAATAACAAGTCAGGAGTTAATTCAATAGTTGCACCACCAACATCACTTGAGAATGAACTAAATAAAGCTACTAAGTCAGTATCAACTTTCTTAGCGATTGCTTCACCGAATAACTTACCAATGTCAGAAGCTACATTTCTTGATGCAGAGTCCCTTGCTAGATCCGTGAGGGTAGTCATAATTCCGACCTCACTAGCTGTGATAGTTGTTTCAGTTGGATTTACAGCAGTATTAGATAAATCAGTTCCTTCTGCGATTGCTGATGCAGAAATAGCTGGATATACTGGTACTGCTATTTGTTTGCCTTGTCCTGAGATGTTGTAAGTAGTTACAACTGGTTTCATTACAGAAGTTTCTTGAAACGTAAATATCGCTTCTTGAATGACCTCTGTGTACAGTTCACTTAGTGTTGAACTTGTTGTTTCGTTTGCCATAGTTTTGTCCTTTTAGGTTAGTTGTTAATTGTTAAGTTTGCCTTCAACCCACCTTGCTCTCTTTGTTTTTTGTGTTCAGCATAAATCTTACGATCTTCAGCTTTAGACAAATCCAAATCAGCTATATTAAACGGCTTTAGTGTATTGCCACCAATCCCACTCTGACTACCACTACCTTTTGGTGTAGCACTCAAATGATGAGGATTGTTATTTAGATACTCAGCAACCAACTCGTTCACACTCATTAATTCGCCTTTTTCATTGTATCTTGGTGTTCCATTTTCAGAAACGACCTCAACACTTCCTGAGTCATTTAGCTTAACAGCATTTCTTAATAAAGATTTAACTTCATTAGGATTAATTGCTTTAAGTTGAGAAGCAGTATTAACTAATGTTTCGTCAATTCTGATCTTCTGTAACTCAGATTCCAAAGCAGATATTTTACTATCTTTCTTTGATACTGTTTCTTTCAAAACTTTATCAAATTCGCCTCTTTGTAAGGCGAGTTCTTGCTCTTTCTGTTTCTTTTCTTCAAGAAGTTTTTTAGCTTCTTCTAAGTCTAGTCCATCAAGTTTAGAGGATACAGTTTTTTTGTATCTGTCTAATCTTCTTTGAACTATTGCCTCTACTTGATCTTCAGTAAATGCTTTAGATTCAGCTTTTACTTCTGCTTCATTAGAAACATCAGTTGCTTTGTCCACATTATTTTCAGTAGCTTGTGTTTGCTCTACCGAGTTTTTATTCTCGTCCATAGTTACTCCTTTAAATTTAACTGTCTAATTTGTCAATCTAATTTGTAGTTGCCTTCTGCATCTAGCCAATCAGGATTGGTTGGTTGCCAATGATGGCGACAGTTGTAACCACCTCTGACAATAAATGGATCGCCTTGTGCTTTACCTTGCCAAGTTGTGCTACTCCAAGTATTTCTTATTTCTTCTTCAGAAAAAACTCTATTAACATTATCTCTACAAAAACTTCTACTATCTCTTACAGTGGTTCCTGTATATTTGTAATGGGTTAAACCTAACTCATCTGATCTATACTTTGCGAATTGTCCATCAAAACCCATTAAGCTATCTTGTACCATTTGTGTTGCATAACGTCTAAAGTTATTACCTAATCTATCCCTACCATAAATAGTTTGCAATCTTGTCGTTGCTGTTTTAACCTGTTCAGTCTTATCAGGATTATTTGCTATAAAATCTACTAACTCTTGTGCTTCTTCATTATCACTAGCTTGATAGACACCATTAATCTTACCTCTTAAATCTGCAATCATTTGCTCTGTAGATTTTCCTGTTAATGTGCTGTTATAAACCTCTTGTGCTAATTCATTAACAAATTCACTACCTAAGTCTTCAAAAGGTAAATAAGCACCACGTTTTAGTTGTTGTATGGTTGTTAAATCTAATTCAGTAATCTCTTTAAAGTTCTTAGGTATAGGATACTCTTTAAATGTAGCTAATAACCAACCAGCAGATTTATCATAATCAGCTATGTTAGTTTGTACTGCAATTAAATAAGTTTGTTCAATGTATTGTTTAAGTTTAGGACGCATCTCTAAAGCTATTGTAGTTCTTAATTTTAAACTACCTCTTTTAGGATCAATCTTACTAG